GTCTGAGAGCTGCAGTTGCAGTTCTAGTTAAACCACCAATCATGTGTATCAAACCAAAACCATAAAAACCTGTTCCTGGTAAAAATTTAAATTGTACAAAATATTTTATTTTTTCTTTTGCAGGATCATCTTGTGTATAATTTCTTCTAATAGATAAAACTTTATTATTAGCTTCTGCAATTGTTACAATATAAGGTAATTTAATTCCTGTAGGTTCTCCATTTGCTCCAATATCTTCAAAACCAGGTAAATCTAAATTTATATGCATTTCTAAAATTGTGTATTGATCTTCTTGACCGTCTTTTGAAATTCCTTCAAGTTCTCTTTCTTTTTCTTCTAATTGGTTTTCTGTAACAGGTGGTTCTCCTAATCCTATGTCTCTATAAAAACCAGAAACTTGTTGCTTTCTTATTTCATTTTCAGACATTTTAATTACATGCACAATTGCCTCCGCATCTTCTAATGAATTTGCAGAATATGGTACAATTAAATCATCGGCCGGTACAAATTTAGAAACCGCTCTACCTAACAAATCATCGTAGTAAACTTTTTTAAAAGTAGAACCCGACAACGGTAAATAAAATAACATTTGATCAAACTCTGGTTCATACTCTTGCATCTGATCCATAATTTGATAATTCATAAAATCTTTTACTCGGTGAGCTTGGTCTTGTTTTTCATTTGTAACGTCACCTAAAATCTGTGCACGCACTGGACCATCTGCTGGTAGTAATTCTTTATAAGCTTGCGCTTGAAATTGTGTTACGGCTTCTGCAAGAACAGGGTGATTAACACCAGACGCACCTCTAAACGGTTCTGTTCTTCTTTCATATTTAAAACCTAATAGTTCTAATCCTTCTCTATAAGACTGTTCCCAGTCTCCACGAGATTCTTTGTATTCTGTATATTTATCAAAAAGAGCTGAACCAAGACTATCTAAATCTTGTTCCTCTATAACTTCTGCTAAGTTTTGAAAATGAGTTTCTGATTCTAAATTTTGTGCTTGTGGATTAAAAGATATTTCTGCGCCACCCATCTCGTCCATTATGACTTCTGGTTTTTGCGGATCTTTTGGTAAATCTTGTCCTGGTATCGCAACTTCTTGCTCTACAAAAGCTTCGTCAGATACGGGAGTATTTGGTAATGCGTCGTCTATTTCTGCCATGTCTCTTTCCTATTATTTATAACACACCTTTATAAGTTGGTTTTGCAAGTATACTGAATATTCCCTGATTTTGCAATGGTGTTTCTTCTGGCTCTTCTTCTGCCATACTTTCAATGCCATATTTATAATATGGACCCATTTGACTTTTTACAAATTTTTCTTTAGCTGCATTTATTTCTGCTTGTGATGCAGGTATTTCCATATCATCCACCATACGCATAGTAGCACCTTGTCCAACGTCAAAATCTCTTTCTGCAATATTTCTTAATCTTGTAGGCAAAGGTGTTTTTTCTACTGCTTCTTCTAAACCTTCTTGTGCAAAAGTAAAAGGCTCGTATAATTTTCCTGTTTCAAATTTTGCATCTTCTCCTGCAATTTTATTTGATAAAAAATCTCCTCCACTAACTACTAGGTCAGGTAAATTTAAAACTCCTTCAACAAATCTTTCAGCAGTATATTTACCTGCTTCTTTTCCACCTACGCCTTTATCTATTGCACTTGAAAAATCATACGCAGCAAACATAGGATCAATAACAATTGCAGCTTTTCCAAAACCTCGCAATGCAGTTCCAGCTGTATTTAAAATTCTTGTAGCCGCTTGTTTAACAGCGGGTGGTAATTCAATACCCATTCCTTCAGCAAATTGTGTAAAATCTACAAAACCTACAAAACTATTAAATCTTACTCCATGTTTTTTTTTTGCATATTCAGAAAAAATTTTAATATCATCTTCTAAAGATACTCCACCTCTAGCTTTATTTAATTCATTTAAAGTTGCTATTAATTTTTTAGGATCTTTTGTTACTGCTCTTTTTTTACCACTACTATCTGTATAAGTTCCTGAAATTAAATTTTCTAACTCACTAGTTTTTGTTATTCCTAAGTGACTTAAATCAACTGCAGATTTAGAAGGTGCATGTCCTGCATACTTTCCTGTGTTTCTATTAAAATAAGTTAATTTATTTTTTTTAAAATAATCATCTATTCTTTTTATTTTTGCTTTTTCATTTGGATTATTTGCTACGTAATTTTCTACTCTTTTCTTTGTAGTGTTGTTTAGCGCTTTTGGAATAATATATAAATTTTTTGGATACTCTATGTCTAAGCCATCTAATATTTTTTTAGTTGCTCTATCATAATCTACTGTAGCTCTTCCTCTAATGTGATCTACTTCAAATTGTGCGTTAGTTCTTATTTGTTGCATGTCCATTTCTTCTAATGGAACATTTTCTATTAAACCTGTTTTTGCATTAAAAAAAGCTGTAACTAAATTTTTTAATTTAGGATTATCGTCTACAAATTTGTATAACTGTTTGTCACTCATTTTTCTTAATCCATTATTCAAAGCTCTACCTAGTAATAAAATTGTATTTCTATCTCTACCGTAACCAAATTTTTTATACTCAGAAGATTGTTTAGATATAGTAGTAATATCTTGTTTGTAACTTTTAGGATATTTAGTTTGATATGTTTTTTTAGGAAAACCAAAAGTTTTAGATTTTTCTAATTTTTTAAATTTTTGTTGTGCTTTTTTTCTATCAGGATCTAATATAAATCTATAATCTTTACCTCGTTTACTCCCTTTACCTTTTGGGCGTTGCACAATTGCTCTTCTATATGAAATTCCTTCTCTATTTAAAATATCTTTTAGAGCAGCAGCTTTATCTATTCTACTTACTTTTGATGTATCAGTTAAACGAAATTTTTCTTTTGGATAAGGCTTATCAATATTACTCATTAACTTTGATAACTCACCTTTTGTAAGTTTTAATAATTTTTCCATCTGCCCAGTAGAAATTGTTCCAACGTTAGGTTTGTAAGATTTATTAAAAGTTTCTATTAAATTTCCTACGATAGCGGCAGATATTAATTTTTTTTTACCTTTTCCAAACGCTGTGTTTTTTCTAACAGCTTCTGATATTCTAGTTTCTTCTACAACTTTATTCCAAATTCCTTCATAGTCATTTGGTTTTAGTTTGTATTTTTTTACAACTTTTTGTATTGCATCTTCAACACTTCTTTCTCCTTTAAACTTACCGGTTCTTGTAGCTATTTTATCACCATCTACTTTTGATTTCCAAAAATCAACAAAGTCTGGATCTTTTGCTAATTCTTTGTAACTATATTTACCTTCATATTCTCCTAAAACTGGGTCAGCTGGATCACCATATTTTTCTATTAATATTTTTCTAGCATCTTTTGCTTCTTTAAGTGTGTTATATTCTGTTAAAGGAGTGTCTCCCATTCCTGAAGCAATATATTTAATTTTTTTTCCTTTTAACCTTTGAGCAATTCCTCTTCCTAAATCATCACCTGCTTTAACATTATTAGCCTTGTCTACTAATCCTGCTTTAGCAAATTTTTTTCTAAATATTACATTAACACCATCTCTATCTACATCTACTTCAAACATTTTATTGTCGTCGTAGTAACCACCACCAACTTTTAAATCTGGATTGTATCGAAGACCGTATTGAATTTTACCTTCTTTTCTTTTTTCTTTTAAGGTGTCTATTATATTCTCAAAAATTCCGGCCATTAGTCCTGCCTGTCGTATAAATATACTCTTCCGCCGTCTGAGTAATCCTCTCTATCTTTCTTTTTCTTTTTCTTCTTAGTTTTTTTCTTAATCATTCTACCCATAGGTATTTCTATAATATCGTCATCATAATAATCATAATCTTGTGTATCTTTATCATAATCACTTAGTCCTGGTTTTCTACGTCCTGTGTTTTCACCAGGTCTATTAATTAAAAAAGGAAAATCACTTTCACTAATTGGTCCGCCGTTTGCTTTTTCAACTGGGTCCATAATTTTAATTCTATTTCGTCTTATGTAATCTGTTAAAGATTCACCTTCTATAACTCCTACACCATTATTATATGCATCAATTATATCTTCATAAGATTCTGCTTCACCACCATCAGCCATTTCTTGTCTATCGTAAAGATAAACCATACCGCCATCATCGTAATCCGTTCTTCCTTTACCAGTTTTATTACTTACAGGACCGCCGGTTGTTGCATTGGTACCAAATCCTTGTCCTGAATCATAAGATTGTTTACCATCACTACCTAAACCGTAATTAGTTGCTCCGTGTATATTAGGATCATATTGTCTTCTTGATTCTGCTCTTGATGCAGCCGCTGTTAGTTCTGCAGCTTTTTTTGCGTCTTCTGCTATTTTTATAGCGTTTTTAGTATTCTTTTCTCTTTCTTTTATAGCTTTTGTTACAAATTTAAATTTGTAATCAATTGCTTTCTTAGAATCTACACCGTACTTATCAACAATGTCATTATATTTATTAGTTACCTTATCAATATATTTATCTAATGCTACTGCATAACTATTAGAACCAAAACCTGATATTACATTTTTACCTGATAACACAGAGTCAGGTCCATATTTTAAACCATAT